TCTGTGACAGATGTCATATATGTAAGATGTAGAGAGAGAGGAAACACTATGAACAAATTTTCAGTCACTTATGAAATCGGTGAAAAAAATAACCCCGATACAATTTGCACCCGCTTTGTAAAAGCAGAAGATGCTGACATGGCAGTAGTAAAAGTTTTGGCAGAAAAAACCGAAGATGGTTATCCGTTAAGCACAGTCATCATGCTTCGCATCACAAAAGTGGAGCGCGTGTAATGACTAAACCTTTAGGCGACATTTTAGCAGAGTTCGTGAGAGAGTGTGAAGAGGAAGAGCAGTTTGCTCTTCCCAAAGACGCCAAGCGCGGCAACCACTGTGGCGTTCAGGCTGTGGCCGTTGTAGCTCAAAAGCTGCTTGGAGAAACAATGGAAATCTTCAAGGCTCAATGCTCGCGCATCAAAAAGAAAAAACGCTGGGCTGGAGGCACAACGCATCCAGAGCGCGTCAAGGTTCTGAAATTTTTGGGCGTCAAGTTCAAAGAGCTGAACACCAGCTACACCAATGGCGTGACCTTGCAGCGTTTTGTCAAAGACATTGCCAACCCCAACTTCACATATATCGTGACCACCACCTCGCATGTGCAGCTTGTCAAAGGATCTAAGATCCTCGACCAGCAAGGCAAAGTAGAAATCTCAGACTTCTGGGGTCGCCGCAAGAAAATCTACAAGCCTGTGCTGCAAGTGATTAAAGAATAATTGCTTGCGGCTATTGTAATCTGTGACAACTGTCATTATATAATGGGTGTAGAGAGAGAGGAACTTAACATGGCATACGACCCGACACACGAATATGAGCATCACTACCACCCAGCGATTGAGTCGCGCAAGATGGCCAATGCTGCCACCACCAAGCGCCGTAACTGGATCGCCACTGATGATCGCGCTCAAGAGATCATCGATTTTGTAGCTGACTACAGCCCAGAAGGTGATGGCTTTTTCTCAGCTTGCAACAAAGGCATCTGGCAGTTTGGATCACTTACACCCAACATGCGTAACGCTATGGTTAAAGTGCTGGACAAACGTGCCGCACAAGCCGCTGAGTGGGCCACCAGAGATGGCAAGTGTGAGTTTGTTGGTACAGTGGGCGAGCGTCAGGCTTTCGAAGTCACAGTGAAGCATATCGTGGATCTGGAAGGCATCTATGGCACATCACACCTTCACATCTGCCGTGACGCTGATGACAACGTGATCATCTACAAAGGCACACAATACTGGGGCAAAGGCGCTCAAGTGACTTTTATGGCCAAAGTCAAAGAGCATGGCGTCCGTGGTGGCGTAAAGCAAACCATCATCCAGCGCCCCACAAAAGTAAAAGTAAATGGGGAGGATTACTAATGCCTAAATATGATACATCACACGGCTCTCCCTATGACAGAGGGAGGGCAGACGCCTACTACGGCAGGCAGTTAAACCCTCACCTGTGGCTTGATGGAATGGGTAGGCAAGTGGTCACCGATCTCACCAAAGAGCAGCGTGAGGCGTATTACGCTGGCCACGATGAAGAGGATGATCGCAAAGAGTGGTAGCCTTAGTTGGCTGCTTCTTGCACTCTGGTTGAAACATTCGGGTCCATGCTTTCGATCAGGCTTTGTAACGCTGGTGAATCTGTTGTTTCAGTTTCCACAACTTCTTCAACTGGCATTGGCCCAACGCTGCCTTCATCTGTGGCTGCTGTCAGCAATGCAGTTTGCAGCCAGTTTCTGGGATCTGTTATTCCAACAGCTTTAGCAAAGCGTTTGTATGCTGGAGACTTGATCACCTTATCCATATTGGGCTGAGATGCATCCATTGCCAAGCTTTTGAATGCTGGGCTGTTTAAGAAATCACCAGCAGCTTGAATTTTTTGCTTGTCAGTTTTTCGCAAAAACATTTCACCAACAGCATCTGCCGCCATACCACCAGCAGGACCGCCAGCAGCTTGTCCAGCAGCGCCTCGAACAATCCTATTGCCCATTGTGGTGTTAAGAACAGACTTGACCAAACCATCAGCAGTTATCGCCTGAACGAGAGCCTGATTTGATTTACCTGTTGGGCTGACCTTTCCACGCGCTTGTGTAATGCGTTTAGAAATTTCATTTAGATCCGCGAAAGTCTCAGCAGTTTCTGGCCCAAGAGCTTTCATGACGCGATTGTAAACTGCACCGTTTCTTTTCAGACCATCATAAATTTGAGCAAATTTTACAAAATCAAATGTGCCTTCGAAGCCAACGGCTGTCGAAGATGTCAGAGATCCAATCGCTGTTGCGATTGCTTCACGCTGAAGCTCTTGAGGAATAATCTTTAAAGTACGGTTCAGGTTGGCAATGTCGCCTTTCTTGCCGCTGTTGATTGCAGTAAAAAGCTTTGAGGCAATACTACCTTCGCCATCTTTTCCAAAAAATGAAGTTATTCTTTTTTGCAGCGCGATTTGTTTTGCAGCAGTTTGATTGGCCAGACGCAATGTTGAACGCGCTTGATCGCCACCAACTGATTGGGCTGTGTCCAAATAATCATCAGTCAGCGCAGCATAGATCCGCTTTGCTGTACCTGTGTCCATATCTGCATATTCGCCTTCACCTTGATTTAATGCTCGACCAATGCTGGTTCTAAACTTTTTCAAGGCGGCAAAAGTTAAAGGTGTGTCTGGATCTGTAAGTTTATCAAACAAAGCTTTTTCTTTGCCTGTTAAAGCCGCAACTCCACCAACTTCTTCGAGGATCTTATTGATTAGCATGACGCTGTTGCGTGGATCAACCAGTGAACTTGCAGGAACAAGCTGATCAACTTCTTTGTAAAGTGCGCTGGATGCTCTATCTAGCTCATTTCTAGTTTTCAAAACATCAGTTTTTAAACGCTCTGCAAAAGATGAAATATCTTTTCCTATATCCAACTCACTCATAATCTCATCTGCGCGTTGTGATGCGGCAACAACTGTATTTGAAAACGCTGCTTCTGCTTCGCTGCCAGCGAGAGAACGAGATAAGCCAGCCGCATTTCGTAGCTGCGTGTCATCACTTAGTACATCCGCTGGAACATCGATACCAAGACGGCGAGCTGCCGCTGCTGCTTCAGGGTTAATACGAGCAGCTTGTGCAATCGCTTCTGCTGCTGCTTGTGATCCACGTCCACCAGAAGAAGCGACTCTAATAAGTTCACCTAGTTTCTCTGGCGTTAAAGAAGAAACAGATGGGGGTGCTGCATTAGGAATCGGTTGAAATTGAACATTTTGTGCCGCTGACAACTCTTCAGGAGTAAATCTTCTAGCCACTCCTGCTTCACTTACACCTCCAACAGTTGGAGGTTTACCTCCGCGTGGACGCATGAGAGATGATGGAGATCCAGCAAATGCATCTGGAAGAGCCATCATATCTCTTGCAAACCTTCTAGCTGTGCTTTCATTTACACCAGCTTTTGTAAGAATATCAGCTACACCACCAACGACATAACCGTACCCAGCCATGCCATACCCGCCTGCTGTAGCCGCTGCATCACCAACAAACTCGACTGCATCTCTAAATGCTTTTGGAAACTTAACTTGAATGTCTCCATATCCAAGTGGCATTTCTGTAGGGAGTTTTGTAACGCCATCACTTTTGTATGGGTTTAAACCTTTTTGAGCTTGCTTTGCCAATTCAAGGCCAGCTTCAGACATGGTAGAACGAAATTCTGTTGGTTTACTTTCAGTTTCTTCAGGCGCGAAGTCTTCTGAGTCAGCGCGAGGAACCATTGGATCAATGTTTTCAGCATTCAAAGCAGCTTTCTGCCGTGCTTTTGCTAGGCGTTTTCTTGCTTCTAAGCGGCGTTCTTCTTCAGTCATTTTTAAAGCCCCAGTTCATCCATACGTTTTTCCCAAGCCTCAAATTGAGCAGAATCTAAAGTATCAATATCAATTTCAAGAATTTGTCTTTTTGGCATATTAGGAAAATCATAATTTGTTCCAGATTGCCTGCGCTCTGCTTCTAATCTTTTTAATTCTTCTTGCTTCTCAGTTTGATTTCTGAGCCAATCACCAATTGTTTTATCACCATCAGATAAGAAAATTGCCTGCTCATTTAAATAAGCCATTAACTTATTCTGAGCATCAATTTTTTCTTGCAGCCAATCAATCAACTCAGGTTCTGGCATGTTTGTTGGCAATGCTGTATTAAGCGCCATGTTTAATTCGCTTTCGCTTAGTGCGCCGAAAGTAACAGATCCGACAACATCTAAACCAAGACGGTTTTTGACGTTTTCAAGAGCAATTGTTGAGGCTTTCCAATTGGGCAATAGATCAGCAAGCTGACCAGAGTTTGCACCACCACCACCTTGATCTTCTGGGGTAAGAAGTCTTTTGGCTTCTTCTAAATTAGCAATATTTGTTCTAATCTCACCAACTTTTTCAAACGCAGCAAGTGCAGTATCAACACCAACAGTGCCAGCACGTCTTGCACCTGATCGCTCACCTTGAAGCTCAATGCCACGCTCTTCAGCTTCTGTAATGGCTTTTTGCGCTTCTTCACCAGTTACTTCGTTGCCAAGACCATCCACAACTTTGCGTGTGCCGTCTTTAAATGCATAAACTATTACGCCACCATCAAGTATTTTGCTTGCTTGAACTTCTGCTGCGTCTTCATTCGTATCCCCTTTGCTATCGGTCCAACCTTCAGGTGGCACAGCGTTCCAACCTTCATTTTCAAACAATGCTGCATCAGTTTCATTTTTAACCACAACAGGATCAAAACCAGTTTTAAAAAATTTGCGTTCTTTGAAGGTTGCAGCTTTTGTTGTGTCTGCGATGTATGGTGTAGCACCTGTTCTTATAGCCTCAGACTCAGACATGAATTTGACGTTACCGTCTGCATCAACAACTTTGACTGCTTTTGTAGAACCAGCAACTGGCTTCGGCTTCAAGCTAGGAGCCAACTGCAACGCAGTCTGCATCCGCGCCTGATCTGTCTCGCGCTTTTCTTTTTTCTTAGCAGCAAGATAATCGGCTGGAGCTTGCATGGCTCCAACAGCAGATCCTAATACAGTAGCACCGGGCTGTGACGCCCCTTGGCCCATTGCCAAGAAGAATTGCAGCGCAGCCTCATAAGGATCAGCCTTGGGGGGATCTGGGTACATTTGCTGGGCAAAGTCGATAGCCATCTGACCGCCTTTTGAGCCGCCAGCCAAACGTCCTAAGATGGGCGTCAAAGCACCCATGTTTCCTAGATCATTTACAGTGCTTCCTGACGCTCCTAGAGGCTTATCATTTACTGCCATAATCTACCCCTTACTGATCATTTGCCATTCTGTAGGCGCTGTATCCAGCCCCAAGGCCGCTAATAAGCTGGCCATATACAGATGGATTTTGTGTGAAACTTGATCCCAACTGATAGCTGCGATTTCTGGTGCTGTATGGCGTACCAGACAATGCGCCCAGAGCGAAGTTGACCATTTCTTGCGGATACATTCTTTGATCCAGATAATCCGCATATGCCATGTCGAGTGCGCGTTGATCCAAAATACGCTGCGCTTCTCCAGAAGAAATAAGACCAGCCGCTGCTTGGTTTTGAAGATCCGTAACCAGAGTTCCCATATTCTGATATGCGTTCATCTGAGCTATGCGAGCTGCTTCGTCTGTTTCGAAACCTTGACGCCTTGCTTCTTCTGCTCCAAACCTTGCAGCACGTTCATCACCATAACGACCATACATAACGTCTTCTGCGCCAAATCGTGCAGCGCGATCTGCTTCTGCTTGTTGCCGCCGAATATCTTCTGCTGAGAACCGACCTTGGCGATCTTCCATAAACTGACCGCGCATGACATCTTCTGCGCCAAAACGAGCCGCTTGATCTTCCATGAATTGACCACGCATGACATCTTCTGCACCAAAGCGAGCTTGACGGTCTTCCATGAATTGGCCGCGCATAACGTCTTCTGCACCGAAACGAGCCTGACGATCACGCTCTGCCTGTGCAACGTCTTGGTCATATCTCTGTGCTGCAAAGCCCAGCCCCTCACGCGCTGCTCTTGCGCGTAGATCACCAGCCGCTGTTGCACCCTCTCCAGCCGCTGTGCCTTCCAAAATACCTAGTCGAGATCCACCGAATGCACCACCGCGAGCAGCAGCAGCGCGAGCTTGGTTTTGAGCCTGTATGGTTTGCTCTTCAATTTCTCGAATGGCTGGGTCCATAGACTGTTGATATATGTCCATGTACTCTTGAGCGTTTTCCATTGAGAATGGATCTACGCCTTGTCCAAGTAATTCTTCGCGTGTCGCGCCTTGGTATTCGCCAAGCAAATCTTCGCGTGACGCGCCTTGATACTGGCCAAGCAGTTCATCGCGTGTTGCACCTTGATATTGGCCCAGCAATTCATCTGCTGATAATCCTTGGAAATCGCCTTCCAGATAGCTTCTGCTTGCGCCACTATATGGGCTACCCATCAACTCAGCACGGCTTGCAGCATCGTATCCTTGGCCTAGCGTGTTGGCTATGGCAGAGGCGCGGTTCATGTATGGCAAATAGTTTTCAGCACCAGAGCGAAGGATTTCCATGCCTCTGCGCTCATCTTCTGTTAATCTACTGCCTCCGTATGTGGCTGTTCTTTCGCCTGTGTAAATCGGATAGTCAGAGCCAGCTATACCTGTGGCGGCACTAAAGATTTCGCGGCCAGCAGCAGCAACCCATTCTGGTATTTCTGTGCCTTCAACTGTTTCTGTAGCCGCTGGCAACTCTGTGTATGATGGTGTGCAAAAACCGCCCATTTAAGCCTCCGTATAGAGCGAACCAACTTTGGATAAACCAAGGCGCTCATAAAATTTATCTTTCCGCTCACCATCCCCCGAATAGACATGGCCCAACTTTATTTTGAACTGCGCTTCTTTTGCAATTCGCATAAAACTCTTGATCAACTTTGCCGCGATATTTGACCTTCTATGTTCTTTATAGACAAAAAACCACATATCAGCCAAATATTTTTCTTTAGACCACCAATCAGACGTTTCCACGCCTGCGATAGATCCAGCTATTTTACCGTTTACATCAAAAACAATAACAACACCTTTGTGTAGGGCATTGTTTATTGCTGACGTTAATTTTTCAGAGTCGATTGGTGACGTGCCTTCAATAGTTTCTGAATGCATGACGTTTAGCATCATGTATATTTCAGAAAGATCTTCGACTGTCGCCAATCTTATCATTACGCCATTCCGCTTAATGCACCCATTTGTGGCCCAGCTTGTTGCGCTCTTGGCGCTGATCCAGCTTGACCGCTTTGTGCGATTGCTTCCATCAATGCGCCCAGTTCAGGTAACAGCATGAGAAGTGCTTTTGCAGCTTCGGGTGTAATTGCACGATCCAATTCAGCCAGTTGTTCTTCTGTCATGGCTCCAAGACGTGAAACCAAAACTGCTGCCAGTTGTGAAGATGGCCTCATAATGTTTTGTTTTGCTGCGCCTAGTGTTGCTTCATCTACAGGCGATCCACCTTGCTGACGTGGCATGTTTGCCCCAGCCATGTCTGGCATGGGAGGCTGTTGGTTCATTTTTGGTTCTCTTGCCATGATTGGCTCCTTTTATATAAATTTAGACAGGAAGCGAACTACTTTACCACTGCCCGGTATAATTGCATCTGCCACATAAGAAAGAACAGCAGTTTTACCCGCATCTTTCGCAGCATCCATTGGATCTGCGCCCATTGCTACCTGAGTGATAAAGTCTGCCCCTGCCGCGTAGCCAGTAATTTTTAAGTTTGCCATACCAGCATCTGTAGTTGGGTTTAAACGTCCTAACAGCCTATCTGAATAATTTGTGGACTGAATTAATCCTTCACCTATGGCTGGATTTGCAGAACCTGTAGCCATCATGCTTTGTCCAGCAGCTACAGCCTGTGCTGGTTCATTATTTTTATTTAAGAAGCTAAGTGGATTTACAGCATCAAACCCTGCCGCAAATGCTGTTTCTGGGGCCGCTCCACCAACCATCGCAGCGCCAAAGGCAGATCCAGCAGCAGCACCAGTAGCGCCACCAAGTTTTTGGCCCATGCGCTCCATCTGAGCCATTTGCAATGCCTGATCAGCACTCATGCCATGCTCTGCCTCAAACTCTTGCCTAATTGTCTCCAACTCTTCTGGAGACATCATATTGTCATCAGCAGGATCATAGGTGTATGTGCCTGTCTGTTGCGCCTCTATGAACTGAAACATTGGCATATACTTAGTGCCATAAATCTTTTGCATCTCACCCAAAGCAAGTCCGGGGTCGCGTGTCTTCATTTCAATGGTAGGCAAAGTAATTGTGCCATCTTCATTAGTAACGCCAGAAGGAATAACGCTGCCACCTACGTTAGCCAAAGCCCCAATGTTTGGAGCCAAATTGGGAATTAAACTAGCGCCCACACCGCCTATGTTTGACGTGTTGATGAGTTGTCCATCAGCGCCCATAACTACAGCCATTAGGTTACCTCCAAAAAACTTGCCACAACATGCAAGCGATCTGCCGTTGCTGCTGTCACTTTTACAATTTCATTTTCCTGAACCACAAGGGGGGCTGTTAAAAGCTCCTCTGTCGCAGGCCCAGATATTGCTTTCACACTGTACACGCAAAACAGGTTGCTGTCAGCATCTGTTATTGTCACGGTTATTGTGTCGTTATGTGCGCTGTCATTGCACACCAAAAATGACTTAAAAATAGCAGTAGTAGCGCCCGGACAAGTATACAGCGTTGTGGCAGTTGCCGCTGTTAAATCTAATTTTGCGTTTTTATAATTGTTTGCCATTACGCCATAAACCACGCTGTAGCTTCGGCCTGCTCAACTGCTGCCGTCAAACCAATAGACGCAGCAAAATATGTGGCTTGCTTTTCAAGTTCGAGTGTATTGGTTAAGCGAGCCATATAACCCTGATTATAATCTTCAGGAGGCGCTGGTAGCCTTAAAACAGCAAGGCCAGTTCCTGTTCTACTCATCTCAAACCGTCCACTCTTGTATTGATCCTAAAGTCTCCTAATGACCAATCATCTTGCGTTCCTGTAGTTTGGAACTTTACACTTATCTGCCGACCTTTTGCGCGCACACTGACCTTTTCTGTCGATTGGGTCATTGCAAATGGGCCTTTGGTTGTTTCAGGCGCAGATGGATATTTGCGCGTGTTTAAATAAAGATCCATAGACGTGCTTGCCGACATATCTACGTTTGGCACAATTTTATCCACCATGTAAAGGTTTTCACCTTCAGCCGTGATTTCACGCGGTGACGTTTCGATGTATGCATTCATCGCTGAACCATTGGCACTTGTGCCTGTTTCATGGTTGTACAGATATCCGCTTGGATCAAATGCGTATGGATTATCTCTTACGCCAAAGCTGTCATGCCAAGTAGTGCGATCCATTGTGCCAATCGACCATGCGCCTTCGACATAGTTATATGTAACGTAGCTGTCATTTTCTGGATTGATTGTGCCTGCCGTATTATCGTTGCTGACATACCACCAAGTTATTTCTTTGAATTTCTTATTGTGGCCAACCACAACTTTATCGATGTAGCGTTCCTGCATTCGATCAAAGACAAAATACTTCACTGGGCATGGCAGCTCTTTTACAATGCCGTCATATAAGAAGAAGTTTCGCTTTCCCATCCAGAAGACATTGCCATCGATACTAATCATTGTGTTTAGACCAGCCGCTCCAGCGTCTGTGGCAAGCAGTCGGAATGAGAAGATAAACGGCGCACCCACAAAGGTCATGCCGTATATGGCTTCATCTGTGGATATAATGGTTTCTTCACGCGCTGAAACCATCGATACGATCTTTGTACCAACTTGCAGGCGCTGATCGCCAGCAGTGTTTAGCGCAGTTGGGCCAAACTTGGTAAAGTCTTCCTGAGTTGACCAACGAATGAGCATGTCATCTACATCGCCCTGACCATCTGCCGCGTAAGCCTGACAGCCACCAGCAATGAAATGCCGATCTGGGAATGACACTGTAGTAACACGCGCCACAGATGGAACGCTTTCAGCTCCAGCCAAAGAAGAGGCCAGAACAGCCCGATTGCCAATGCCGCCTGATGTATCCCAATAGTATATCGCACCGCCGCGAATAGTGGCAATAAGATCCTCGCCCCATAGGTTTAGGTTCCATGAGCTATTGTCGAGGGCAACGTCTGCATTTGCGATAGAACGTGGATTGCCCCAAGCCTCATTACCCCAGCCGCCAACGCCCCAACCAAGTGCTGGATCTGAGCTTTGCGCTCCAAGCCCAGCCGCATTGCCGATCAGGTATTTGATTGTGACAGCGTTGCCACCGCCTGCTGCGACTGTTGATGTCGCGTCTGTTGGCACAGTTATGGTGTAAGTATTGGGCGTTAAGACTGTTACTTGGTAGCCATAGTAATCATTGATTTCATCAGCCGTAATGCCACCGATTGCAGCAGATCCGCTGATCGCCACCCAGTCGCCAGTCAATGCGCCATGCGCTTCGTCTGTAACTGTAATGACTGCGCTGCCAGATGTGGTTGACAGTGGGTTTATAAGAGCCTGAGTAACAGCAGAGCCATCTGCGTGTGTTGCAGCAGAAGTTCCGTTTGTGCCTCTTGTGCAGCCTGTCAGAGTGAGTGTGCTAATACCTGTATAAGTGATGATTTCACTATCGATTAGAACGGCTCCAGTGGCCGTTAATCCAGTAACGCTTGCCAAATCGATTTCTGTTTCTGTAGCATCCAACGCTTCTGTTGTAGTGGTGGCAGTGTTTGACACGTCACGCAGTGGCGTAATGTCATAAAGAGCGCCATTCTCAAGTATAAATAGGTGATTGTGTGTGCCAATCGCCATGTAATCTTCGCCAGTAGTAATTGCTCTCCAGAACGCAGTCTTTCTGGCAATACCAGTTAGAGTCACATAATTTTGAGTGATTGTTCCACTTGGGTCTAATCCAAGCATTCCATCGTTTTGCCAGCCGCCGATCTTAGTAGGGTATCCATTGCGAAAGCGAACTAAATTTCCATCAACCCAGAATGGGCCATTTTTACCAGCAGCATATTCTGTAATGTCTTTGACAATACCGGGATCATATTTAAGAAGCTGTAAAGGCATTTATTACTTCACCCATTCATATACTTTTTTAGTTTCTTTTATGCGATGATCTAAACCTGTATGGCCACCGTTAATCTTTTTAGTCAGGCGCTTGATTGCATCATCATTAACACCTTCATCGCATATTTTCCATAGATTGTTTTTGTTGAAAAACCAGATGGCTGTATCCATCGCATAGTCTTCTTCCAACAACATTGGATTGCTTAAAACATCTGGAACGCGCATATCTGATGCAAAGGATCTGACGTTGTTATACCCGGTCAATTGGATAAATCCGCGACCAATATATAGGCTGGCTTTTTCTTTGGTGTCGTTTCCAAGTTTGTAGTTTTTGCCACGATTTTCATCAAAATACACCAGCTCTGCTAGTGCCTTTGGGTTTCTAGAATATGGCTTTGCGCTTTCTTCAGTTGGAAATCTTTTAGGCCAAACGCGCATCATGGCCTCTACAGAATAGTTTAGATTTTCGCGTGTCAGTTTAAAAGATCCACTTTCATGGATAACTTGACCTAGCAAATGCGCTCCACGCTCTGGTGACAGCTCATAATACTTTACAATGCCACGCGCTGTGTTTGGGCCGAATGCCCCATCTGGTGAACATCCACATTTTTCTTGAAGTATTTTTAGTGCGTTGCTCATGTTACTTCCTCTTAAAAAATGCTGTAGCCCCACGCACACCGAAACTGGCTGAAATTGCAATTCCAAGGCTGTAAAAATACCAGTCCGGCGCTTTTGAAAGCTGCTCAAATCCACGATCAACCCAGCCTTCAGCACCGGGAATAAACGCCAATACAAGCGGGATCGACAGGACAATTACGAACCATTCGTCTTTCCAGCTAGACTTAGCACCCTCTGCCATGATGCGTTCCCAATCGGCAACGCTAGTCTTCTCAGAAAGAAGTATCTGGGCCTTCGCTTTTGCCTCAGTTAGCTTTAACTCTGCTTCGGCGGCGGTTTTGTCTGCCTTACCTTGCAACCATGATCCAGCAAGATTAGCTATTGGTCCTAATGCAGCAGTAAAGATACTCATTTCTCAGACCCCAACCAAACGGCAAACGCGCCCGTCATGGCCCCAGAGCAAATCGAAATCATTGCGGATTGTTGCGTTGACAAATCGTCAAGGCTCATCCCCCACTCCAAAACGCGTATATACATGATCGTCATCACCAGCATCATAAGACGCGGCATAATCTTCCAAGCCAGTATTTTTTCCATGTCAAACCTCTATGTTTAACTTCGTTCCTTGCGGCCTATCCGCTGTTGTCTTGCGCCCAAACCTATCATAACTTTGCTGTAAGTCCAATCTTTGCTTCTGGAGCGCCTCTAAGTGGCTGTGGTTGGCTCTATGCTCTTTCTCCACCCTCTGCTCTACTAAATGCGTTTCTATGCGCTCACGCGCCCTTGTTTGGGCGTGTATGTCGCTGCCTACGTTGAAAGGCATGTTGCTTACACCTGTCAGACCATCAGCCACAGCCGCCTCGTTCTATAACCCACTCCGCTATTAATCGACTATGCGTAATAATCACAATCTTGCCTCGATCATCATATACAATCCATCGCATCCTACTTACTTGTACTAACTTCACCCATTCGCCAACTTATCTACCCCCCATACCATAGCCGCAGTTCCAGCCAAGAAAATTGTAACTCCTAACGCCAATGAAATACCCCAGAACAATCTGTCTCTAGCAGCAGCTTGGGCTTCTAATGCTTCTTTCTGACGTTTTCTAGCTTCGGCTTGCTCACGCACCACAAGATCCCACATGCCCGGTGGTCCATATAAGCGGCAATGGCTGCGAAGGGTTTCCATAGCTTCTTTGTGGGCCATTTTAGCCTGTGCTATGGCAAAGCCTTCTTCCTCACTGGAGGTTAGCCTTCCAAGTGGCCCTTTATGTTTGCCAGATTCTGCAATAGCTATATCGGCTTCTAGCTTTGCCAATTTTCCAAAATGCGGCAGAATAGAGTTCATATCCTTGCCTGCTTGAACGGCACTACTAATGCCACCCGCTATTTTAGTGACGGCTCCTGCTAAAGCTAAGACTTCTATCATGTTTCACGAAAGCTCCTTGGACAGTAAGAGTCAGGATCAACTCGATAAACACGTTTGTTATACATGCCGTCACATTGATAGTGACAGGCTTTGTAGAACCAACTGCCGTAGCCGTTTATGAACACATGCCCGTACCCTATGAATACGAGCGTGCAAAGCATGTTACCGCTCCATTAAGCGGTCTATTTTTTCTTCGATCCGATCAAACCGTGCGACGATTTGATTCATAACAGCAGAGCTATCAGTCTTTGTGACATACTCTTTTGCCATTTCTTCCCTTGTTTTATTCAAAAGAATTTGAACGCGCCCAAGTTCAGCGTGTTGTGTTTTTATCCACCAACCTAAACCACCGATTGCAGTGGTTAAGCCTAAGTTTATGAGCGCGTTCATTTCCATTAGTTTACCACTTCCGCCTCTTCGACTTCCTCTGGATTTTCCAGAGCGTCAGCCAAGAGTTCAACAAACTTTTCACGGCCTATAGCGAGCTGATCCAAATTAAAACGAGCGTTGTCCATTTTACGGCCAAGATCGTTCACATGGTTCAAGTATACCTTTTGTTTGTTCGTCATGTCTTCCACAAAGTATTCTTTGTCATTAACTGTGATGGGGGTCTTTTCATTTTTACCCATGCTAGTCTCCTATTTTAAGGTTAAGTTATGACCACGGTAGGGGTTCTACAGTGGGGCTTACGGGAGGGTTAATCATTGAGTTGATCTGCCCATCCACATTCGCTTGGTAGTTTGCAATACCGTTTTCACCAAGATCATCTTGCACCCAGCCTAAAACCTGTGCTTCTGTCAAGTTTGCATACGGTGTGAAGGTGTCTCCCTCTTGTGAAAATGTGCTGGTTCCAGAAATGCTTGCAGTGTTTGTACCGTCTGTGCCTGTGAGCGTCCACGATACGTTTACCACAAAGTCTGGTTCTGGTGTCGGCATTGTGGACATTCTGTCTATTGTCCATGTGTATGTAACAGCCATTTTTTTCTCCTTTTTTGATTTTTACGGTTTAGGGTATTTGTTTTTTATGGCTTGTATTTCAGCTTTCCAAGCATCAACCCCTTCGTGAAATATTTTATCTAACTGATCTGCATAAGAGGGATATTCGGCTTTGCGCTGCACCTGATAGTGTGTGTCTTGGTTAGACATATCATCGGCAATAGCATTGCCTTCGTCCAACCATGCTTGCAGCCTAGCCCAATTTGCAGACCCGTCGTTTGTCATTGGAACGATGAAAAACAGATCATCTTCGTTCTGTAAGTGAACGCAGTAGGTATCACGTTCAAGTGTTATATTTGCGTGGTAAATTGACATAACTAACCCCCCTAATATCTTTGTGATTTGTTTAGGACAATATTCATAGAAGGTGCAGCCGCCGACGCAGACGGTGCAACATTAGAATACACTTGAAGCCTCTTCCCAACACCCGAAACATTAGCAACTCTCATCCTAAAGTCTAAAGAACCTGCCTGTGTGTGAGTTGAATTAACAACTTGTAACTCGCCAACAATTGAACCGTTTGTAGTGTATGAGTTTGTAGTCCCAATATATCCTGTATTTGAAGCAACACCTGCAAACTCTGCTTGTGACCTTGTATAGTATCCGTAAGTTGGGTTTAAAGAGTTTGTGAAAACAATAATTGTTATCACGCCGTCTGCATCAAAAATACCATCATTAAAGTTTACAGCAGTGATGGTTGTCCATGTATTTACAGATGAGCTACTATCCCATCCTGTCGCTGCGCCTTGATAAAGTTGCTCTTGTACATAGAATCGTCCACCACTTTGTACAACATCATATGCAAGACTTACATAAGCAGGGTTTCCATCCCCATCAGATATAAGAGTGGCGTTGCTAACGGTTGTAAGATTGAGGCTGTTCTGGTTTCCGTTATGACCGCCAATGAGTGTATTACTAGAGCCTGTTGTTATTAATCCACCCGGACCTTGGTTAACTTGCCCTGCTGGGCCTATAAAGGTGTTATAGCTGCCTGAAGTTATATTAATCCCAGCAGACCGTCCCATTATTAAGTTACCTTGACCAGTATTTGGTCCGTAACCAGAAATGCCGCCAGCATTTGTGCCAATAATTACATTACTATTACCATTGCCTGAACTATTGGAAAACGCAGAAGAACCAATAATCACATTGCCTTGCCCACCTGTCATTTCGTCGCCAGCAGCAGAACCCAAAATCGTATTTTGGTCGCCAGTAGTAAGTTTCCAACCCGCAGTATATCCAATCGCGGTGTTGCTGTTTGCGGTAGAATCTATGCTATTAGACGGGCCTGCGGCATAACCCACAAAAGTATTGTATGCCCCTGTCGTAACATGAGCGCCTGAATTTGAACCCACCATAGTATTAAAACTGCCCAACGATCTGTAGCCAGTCTGAACCCCTACATAAGTATTATTTGTCCCCGTGGATTGTAGGAATCCAGCTAAACCACCAAATGCCACATTGTTTGAGCCAATATTTGTGTATAGCGCCCTATCACCAAATGCGGTTAACCCAGACCCACCTGTGTTTGTGTAAAGTGCTTGTGAGCCTACAGCCGTATTTGTGTAGTCATCGTTGTGATAACCCGCCATAAAGCCGATAAAAACACTGTAATCATCATCTTCGCCTAAGTAGGATGCTTGATAACCAATAGCAACTTTATAGTTTGCGTTGTTATTGACCGCTGTCTGATATCCAACAGTGGTTGCACCAACCGCTGTAGTTGTCTGCGCAGCAGATTGTAGACCAACCGCAACATTGTAGTTGCCTGACGTTAGTCCAGCAAGAGCCTCATACCCCAAGCCCGTATTATTAACTCCAGTGCTTTGTCCTGACACACCCCTTAATGCCTGATACCCAACAGAAGTATTTGAACCTCCTGAAGTAAGAAACCTTCCTGCTCTGTAACCCATAGCCGTGTTATTATCGCCATTATTATTGGTTAAGGCTTGCCAACCCACGGCGGTATTTCCAGTCCCTGTGGATAATCCTGCGAGTGCTTGGGCTCCCACGGCAGCGTTATAATGACCTGTTCCTGTGATTTGTGGTCCTGCTCCATACCCAATAAATACTGAATCTGTACCTGAAGTGTTTCCATACCCAGCATGGTAACCAACACCTACATTGTTATTTCCAGTTGATTTTCTTAAAGCCTCACGGCCCAACGCCGCATTATTGCTTCCTGTTGTTAAGTATGCTGCTTCAAATCCCACAGCAGTGTTACTTGTTCCACTTACAAGGCTTGTTAACGCCGCCGCTCCCACTGCCACATTAGAATCCCCTGAAGTAACAGCATTAAGAGTAAAGTTACCCAAACCTGTATTTGAATTTCCAGTAACTCCTGCGCTGTCGCGCATAGAGGCTCTTCCCAATGCGAGGTTTTCTGTTCCCGTTGTTATTGCCTTACCCGCTTGATGTCCAAAGGCAGTATTGTAACTCGCAGTATTAGAATACAGAGCCTGATACCCAACTGCGGTATTTAGACTAGAAGTTTGATTTGAGTATAATGCTGCATGGCCTAACGCAACATTGTAATTGCCGCTAGTATTTGAGAAAGATGCGCCAGCTCCGATTGCGTTATTTTGAGTGCCAGAAGTGTTTGATTTTAAAGCCTCTTTGCCAATAGCAACGGTTTCAATTCCAGTATGAACCCCACTTAATGCAAGTGATCCCAACGCGACATTGAAATTACTACTAACAGTAGCACTTAAAGCATTGTATCCAACCGCAACATTTTGATCTCCGGTTTGATTTAAAAGCATCGCTTGCATACCCACCGCCACGTTTGCCGCGCCAGAAGAATTTGTAGCCAAGGCTTTTCGACCTATGGCGACATGGTGGTTAGATGCTGTGTTTGCAGTCAAGGCTTGATGACCAATAGCAACATTGTTGTCGCCCGATACATTTGAATCAAATGCCCCATCACCCAACGCCACGTTTTCCGTACCAACAGGATAATTCCCATCCAGCTTGATTGTGCCGCCATCGACTGACAGGTTGCCATTAATCTGTAATTTGTCTTCGCTTTCATCCCAAAGCATATACTTACCAGAAGTAGCGCCAAAGAATTTTACATCATATCCTGTATCATCAACGCCAACATTAATTATGCCGTCAATATCAACATTTGTTGATGTAATTTCAATTTTAGTATCCGCATCAATGTCCAACTGACCATCTGCACTTGAGCTTATAGATAACGCACTGTCACGAAATTGTAGCGTAGGAGCGCCACCACCAGTTTCAGTTAGCAATAATCCTGTATCAGCAACATGGGTAAGCTGTATTTCACTGTCAGAACCAAAATCAATTTTTGCACCATCAGAATTCATAATGATGTCATGACCGACTGTCAGATCATCATCTACAAACAAATCAGCAATGGCCAAATCTTGCGTAAGCTCAACAACATTAGATCCAGCACCAATGCCATCTGTGGCAATGATCTTGGTTGTGCCGTTGGCCAAAGTAACATTAGACCCAGATCCTGCGCTGATCGTAAGTGTCTGGCCACCGCTGGTGTTATTTTCAATAATCCAAACTTTACTGGTGGTATTTGGAGCCAGAGTAACAACTCTAGTGGTGGTTAAATCTTCACTGGAGTTTATTTTTAGAGCGAGAGAACGAGCAGCGTCAGCCGCACCATCAGCAATGGTAATAGTCGTATCTGCGTTAGCAATGGTTTCTGTGCCGTAACTAAACGCATCTGCGATTAATTCGAGGTTTGTATTGGTCTTCGTACCCCATGAGCCAGAGTTCTCCCCTGTGGCCATTTCTTCGAGGCGAAGGTCATTTTCATAGGTACTAGCCATGTTGTACTATCCTTTTTTATTAATCGATGCGGATCAAGCCAGCCGCGCCGGGTGATGGGAACACAATGCGGAATGTGCCTGACGTAACTGTAAAGTCACCGCCGAAGTTTAGAACCGCAATGGCATTGTTGCCTGCCGTTGTGTCGTTATAAATCAAAGCGCCAGCCGTTGTGAATGATGCTGATGTCCACTCTGGGTTGTCAAAATCAACATACGCTGTTGTGCCACTTGTGCCAATTACTGGATTGGTGAGTGTCTCACCGCCTGTTGTATATCCATTTCCAGAAGCTACTTCGCCACTGGTTGTATATGCTGTTGTTCCTGCACCTAATGACGCTGATGAAGTATACAGCGCGATCTTGATGGTATCTGAATCCAGATCCTGTTCTTTTTGAAACAAGTCTTCTTTAAAACTTGTACACATTGCTTGTGCGATAGCCATTATAAACCTCCGTTATATTCTGCTGCGTAGTCTCGCTGCATCTCTTGTACAAATAATTGCACTGCTTCGTCAAATTGTGTCTTATAAAGTGCTAAAGTTTCTCCAGCTTTTAAGAAAGCTGATGCTTCGTAAAGACACGCTGCTAATAACACATTTTCTGCGTTATCTCCAATCCAAGTATTCGCGTTACTTGAACTTAAACCTGTTTCTGGGGCGATATAATCAACTTGATAAGTTGATGTTGTAGCGTCTGGAGTGGGCGCAACAGTAAAAGTTGTGCCGCCAGTTGCCGCTGTTTTTGTGCTATACATTTCAGGAACGCCTTGAGTTGTGGCGTTTGGCCAATAATCACGCAAATATGAATCCACTCTGTGATTTAGGTATGACGTTACATTTGCAGTAATCACAGAAACTTGTCTAATCATTCGCGCAGACGGCACAGTATAATCTGTTGTACCTTGCACCAGTGCTGCTGATGCATTTTTCCTAAAGCAAGGCAAATTTGGTAGGCGCTGAAAGATCATCTCTTCAGCCTGTGCTATGATTTGATCAATGGAAGTAGTCAGCTCCGCGCTGTCATCTTCCAGAAAGTTTTCGATGTTAGCTTTTAGCTGCGTATAATTCATAGCCCATTACCCCATGTTCCGTTACCCCAAGCATTGTTACCCCAACCTACTGCTAGATCCACAGATCCTATTGCCCCTGTACCAGCCAAGCCTGTTTCGCTTATTTCAGCTTCTGCCACTTCGCTGCCTGTTGTGCCTACGCCGCCAAGACCAGTAACTGGGCCAACAATAATATTGAAGTCACTGCCAGCCCCAGTTCCAATCACATGAACAGATCCAGTGCCAGATACGCCAGAAACATCTATTTCAGACACGGCTGTTTCTGTGCCTATTGCGCCTGTTCCAGCTACGCCTGTTGGGTTTAGTATGCTTTCAATAACTTGCAGATTAACTGCGCCTGTTCCAGCAACACCTGTCTCTGTGATTTCTGCCTCTGGAACTTCAGTTCCAATTGCGCCTGTACCAGCCACGCCATCCGTAGTAGTAGCCGTGGCAAATACACCAAGAGCGCCTGTGCCGATCACACTGGTGACGTTTACATCTGTTGATATGATAACTTGATAATTACCAATTGCGCCTGTACCAGCCGCTGCATTGATAGCTGGGTTTGGATAAACAGTACCCACAGCGCCTGTACCAGCCACACCAGTGACCGAAACGTCCATTTCTATCACAGACCCATGCGAAACCACTCCAAGGCCGTGTACGCCCACTGGAGGGCGATCTTGGACAGGCGTAAAGATGTCGAAGTTGTACCCTATAAATACCTCTGCATTTTCAGGATCATTATCTGGACGCGGATTAAACAGCGCCGTGGCATCAACAACATTTTTGGCTGGTGTTAGCTGTGGTTGTTTTGGCTCCCAGTCATCTGGAGATACGCGCAATCCATCCCAAGTGGTCATAAGGTCCGTATATGGAACCTTTAGGCCACCTCTGTCGCTTATCGCTTGGGATTTTTTGCCTCTTGCGTATTTTGCCATTAATATAAATTCAGCGCAGTGGGCTGAACCCTCAGAGATACGCCATCATTGTCTGATGCCGCTGCAAAACTAAATGCTCTTTCGTACATTTCGTTTAGCATTGTAAACTTCTCAACTGCAAATTTCATTGCCAACTTGCTTGCAAGCCCAGCGCAAATGCATTCATTCCAACGATATGGTATGTCTGCGTCTTGATTGGATGCCGTGACATCTTCAAGCTGCCTGATTGCCCAATAAACCATACTATATGTTGTTTTGTCTGGAACTTGCCAGAAATATGCAACAGGCGTGAATTGCTTGTCTAGCATATACTGGCTTGGCTTGCCGCTAGAATCTTTGTTTGGCAGTTGGTTATAATCAGAAATAGATACGCGATTAATCATTTGATCAGAAGTATCTGTGCCAGAGCTATCGCGTATAACTGCGCTTATGATGTCGATTGTTCCTACTGGTAGTGTGTAAGACGCTGTGCCGTTCACCAGTGTGAGTGTTTGCTGTTCTACTGCCCAGTAGTTGATACCTCTGTTTGCCCACTCAGCGAAGAGTAGGTTAAGGCTGCGCCGTGCAGACACAGCCTTATCGCCAGTTTGTGTTTGGGTATCAATACCGCAACGCTCAAATGCCTCAGTGATAATCTCTTCAA